ATGTAACCTCATGCCCAAGAGCAGCCATACGACGCGCCAGTTCCGTGACAACGACTTCGACCCCACCTTCGCGAGAGCCAAACCGCTTATGCCCAATCATTGCGATTCGCACGCTAGCAACAGCCCCCGTAATAGCGCTTATACCACTTGGCGAAGGCCCTCAGGCCGTCCTCGAGCGGCGTCGCGGGCTTGTAGCCCAGGTCGCGCTGGAGCGCCGTGGTGTCGGCGTAGGTGACGGGCACGTCGCCGGGCTGCATCGGCACGAGCTGCTTGTGGGCCTCAAAGTCGTAATCGGTGGGAAGCACGCCCTCCTCCACCAGCACGATGTCGTTCGCCATCATGGCGTCGTTGAGCTGCCCGATGGCGATCTGCCGGTCCGCCGCGTCCACAAGGGATAGGATCGGATCGAGCTCCGAGCGGTTCCAGAACTGTGTCTCATCGCGGATGCACCAGTAGTGGATGAAAGGAAAAAGCCTGCATTGCCGTCCGGTCTTCTCCCAGTAATTCGGAATCCATTTGATCTCCACGCCGCCGGCCTGCATCGTGCAGCCGATCGCGCCCGCCGGCGCCTCCTCCGTATCGCACGGATTGCGATACCAGTGCTCGAGGATCTGCACCATGTCGTCGCGGGCGAGCGTCCCGGACGTGACCGGCTCGAACAGTCCGTCCTCCACGCGGTACTGCGTCTGCAAAAGGTCCTCCAGCAGAATGCCCTTCTTCTCCAGAACGTCGTGGTACAGCCGCCAGAATTTGAGCTTGTGCATCGTATAGACGTAATCCACATACTCACACGCCTCCAGCCCCTCGCGCCCCGCCGTGGGATCGGGATAGAAGTCCTCGGGCGAAACGTCCTTGATGCGGATGTTTCCGCTCTGCTCGCCGCAGGGCATCGTCTCATCCCAATATGCCTTCCAAAAGGCGTCTCCCAGCTTGCGCAACCTGCGCTCGTTGGAGGTATTCATGTCATTGATGCGGTTTTCCTCCATGATGTAGCGCACCGCGAACTCGCGCCTGCGCGCCTTCTCCCCATCGGTATCGTCGTCGCGGCCGTGAAATTCTGGCTGCGGCACCTCGGGCACGAGCTGGCTTTCCACCTGAATAAACGGGTCCGGCACCACTGCCGGCGTCCAGTCGATCCCCTGCTCCTCCAGCGCCTCGCGCATCTCCGCCGCGGCAGCGTGCACGAAGCTGTAATAGCCCTCATTTCTCACCCAGCCGTCTTCAACCGCCGTGCGCTCGTTTTTTGCCTGCTCGAAGAGCCATTCCGCTGTGGCCACACGGCCCTCCTCGGTCGTGTAATCGTATACGCGGCCGTTTTTGTAGGTCTCCGGATCCGGCGTCTTTTCTTTCTTCCAAAACAGATTCATTTCGTCCTCCTGTGCTTTTTGTGCCGCGGGTCAAGGCGGTCGATGAGCTTCGTCTGCTTCTCTTCCTCCTCCGCCAGCAGCTCATAGCTCTGCTGCGCGCGGCTCCAGTGCGCGATGGCCGCCGCCATCACAAGGTCGTCGTGCTCGCCCGGCGCGGCCTCTGGCCGCATTTCCTCGTTCCGTACAAAGGTCAGCATTTCCCGCAGCAGATCTTCCGAGGCGAGCATATCCGCCGTCTGATCGGCCACCGTATGCAGATTTGCCAGAATGAGCGGCCGTGTCCGCTGGTCCGTCCGCCAGCCGAACTTCTTCGTATCCAGCTCCCGCGTGCGGTCATCCGGCTTTTCGCGGATATAGAGCCGTGGGTAGCCCCACTCCTCCAGCTTCCGCTCGGGGTAGGTCGAATAGTTGATCTCCACCGAGAGCAGCGCGCCGTTGTAGTCCATACCGAGACAATAGAGCTGCTGCGCGTACCACAGCTCGCTCCCGCCGTCGTACCACAGCTGCGCCGTCTGGCCGCCCGTGCGGTTGTCCAGTCCGTGCGCCGTGAAGCGGTCGCTGCCGTCGCCGGCCGTGTCGCCGCCGAATACATACGGTGCCCGCTCCTCCGGTTCGGCGTAAATGCTGATCTCGCCGTCCGCGGCCTCCTGCCAGGTCCAGCCCTCCGGCCGCAGATTTTCGCTCTCGGCATAGACATACCGCCCCCGCCGCAGCACCCTCGGCGCCGCCTTCAGGCAGAGCAGGAGCTTCGCGTTGTCGAAGAACGGATCGCCGCTCATCAGGAAGGCCTCCTCCGCGCAGCTCGGGTATTCCTGCCGGAACTTCTCCGCGTCGCCGCGCAGCTTTCCCGCGATGGTGTTCCGCCGCCACATGAGCTGCTCCCCGTCGAGCCCGTAGGCAGCCTTCATCGCCAGCTCTTCCTCCGTCCACTCCGTGCCGTCCGGCACCGGCGCACGGTATTCCGGCTCGTCGAACCACGGGAAGAACAGCGGCACAAAGGCCACCGTGCCGTCTACCGCGGCGTCCCAAAAGCGCTTGAAGGCGTTGAAGCCGTTCGGCGTGCTCTCGATCACCACCGCCGTGTCCGGATCGTCCGGCACGGCCTGCAGCAGCGCGTCCATCGTCTCCTCCATCTGCGGCCAGAAGGCCACCTCCGAGGCGTGTACGTTCGTCAGCGTGTCGCTTCGGCCGATGCCGCCGCCCTTGGCGGTCACACAGCGGATCGAGCTCATCAGCCCCGGATTCCGCTCCTTCTCCACCGCGTCCTTCGTCGGATTCTCGAACACGATCTCCTGCGCGTTGCTGTTCTTGCGTATCGGCTTGAGCGCCGCGGGCAGATTGTCATAAAAGATCTTGTTCATCTTGAACAGGTTCGCCGTCGCGTCCTCACGGTGCGCAGCGATCAGCGTCCGCACCAGCGGGCGCGTCGCGCTGTCGTGGAAGAACACCGCCTCCGTCACGGTCGAAAAGCCGAGCTGTCGCGCCTTGAGGATCACAATGCGCACGGGCCGCCCCGCGTCGTGCTCCCGCTTCATCACCTCATAGAGCCTTTGCTGCGCCGGCTTCATCACCAGCCGCGCCAGCTTTCCCTTCTTCGTGCGGATGCAGAGAAAGTGCTCGATGTACCACCGCGGATTTTTCAGCCGCCGCACCAGCTCCTCCGTCTCCGCGCGCATCAGTAGATCTTCTCCCCCTGCAGCGCCCCCAGCAGAGCCTCCAGTCCGTCGCCGCCCGCGTCGAGCTTCACCGGCGCATCCAGCCCGAGCAGCTTCGTGAGCTGCTCGAGCGCCTTCGCTGCGCCCCTCGCGTCAAAGCGCCACTCCCCGCTCTCTTCCCAGCTCTGCGTGTCGCTGTTCCACTCCAGCACCGGCACCGCCGCCATACAGCGCTGATAGATCTCCAAAAGCTTGAGCACCACCGACTCGCGGCTCACGTCCATATCCTCCACGCTCTCGCGGATCAGCGCCGCGCGGTAGGCCCGCACGCAGGGGTCGCGCATCAGCCGGCTGGCCGTCGCCGCCGCGGAGGCATTGTCCTTTCCCGCCGAGTAGCCGGCGCGGATAGCCGCCTGCGTCTGGTTCAGGTCACGGAGGTATTCCGCCGCGAATTTCTTCTCGCGGTCGTTGAGGTACGCGCCGATCTGCCGCGCGGTCATTTGCAGTGCCCTTTCCGCCGGAAAGCTCTTCTTGCTCCTTCCGCTCATCCCGCCGCCTCCTCTCCGCTCTGCGATCGTTTCATGCATATAGCGTAGCACAGTCCTACGTTCCGTTATCGCCATCTTTTCCCGGCAAAAGAAAACGGCGCAAAGCCCTGTCACGCAAGGCTCCGCGCCGCTTCCGGCAGCACCTTTCGGCGGAACCGAAACAGTTCGGCTCCGCCTCGCTATGCAGTTACCACGCCTCGTAAAAATCCCGCCGCATCCGGTAGAGCGTCCGCTCGCCGACGTAGTGCTCGAGCGCGATGCTCGTGATGCTCCGCTTCGTGGTCATCACGGCAAACAGAGCGCGCTCATGCTCGCCTCCGCACTCGCGGCAAAGGCGTTCGATCTTATCCCGCGTCCGCCGGCTCGCGTTCGCGTAGTTCAGGCAGGTGTAGCGGATCAACCCCTGCTTTTCCTCCGGCAGGCGGACGCCGCGCAGCTTCTTGAAGCTCATCGTCCGCCTCCCGTCTCCGGCGGCGCCTCATCCAGCTCCCCGCGAGCCAGCGCCATCTCCCTGCTGCCGCCGACCTTCTGGCGTGGACGGCGTATGTACCGGATGTAGTGGCTTCCTTTCGCCTCGTCCTTGTGGCCCGACCCCCCCCCCGTCCGCCCCGGCCGAAATCCGCTATGC